CTTAATGTAAATCCTTTACCCTTTGCAAAGTTTGTAACTCTATCTACAGCATTACCAATAGTTTGAGAAACACTATTATAAACATTACCTGCAAAAGTACCTGCTTTATTTATAAGGTTTAACCCGTGTCCAAGAGCCTGACTACCTATACCAGCTTTACCTAATAGCTTAGTAGACCATGTAGCTAACTTTCCAGAGGCTCCAAAGAAACTTCCTAAAGCTTGTGTAGCATAAGGCATAAGAAACATCATTCCTATCTGACCTGCTATGCCTAGTTTACCTATAGCTCCTGCAATTTTTTTAAAAGTGTTTTTAACTCCCTTACCTATTTTCTTAACAGTTTTTTTAATTCCTTTCCAAAGTTTACTTAAAAATCCCATGTGTATATTCTCCTATTTATCTTTATCCAAATATTCTATCTATAGTATTTGCTGCATTAGTAAAATTAGTTGACCAGTTTTTTGCAGCATCTCCTTCAGAACTTGCAGCAGCTATCATAGCTTGTAACTTTCTATTAGCATCATTTTCACCAAACCTAAAATCATAGTCTGCTTGGTCTCTTAATTCTTGCCATAAAAAAGATAAAGCTGATGAAGTTAAACCAAAAGCATTCTGTGCGTTCTGTTGATTAACAGCATTCTGTGCTGCAGTGTTTGCCATGTTTGATTGTCTTCTCCAATTAACATTAGAATTAATTACTGCTTGTTCATTAGCAGCGTTCCACTGTTGTCTATTAAAATCTAATTGTGCATTAAATTGATTTACTTGATTCAATATAGCAGCATTTGATTTATTAACATCTGCAACTCTATTCGCATCTCTAGCATTTGCAGCATTTTCAGACTGAACATTAAACTGCTCCATATTATTTAATTGAGCTACGTTAAATTGACTCATCTGTGCATTAAGACTAGCCATAAACTGATTAGTTTGATTTTCAGATGTTGCATTAAACTGAGCTGCAGCATTTTGAAAAGACTGATTGCTTAATAATCTTTGTTGATTTTGTTGAGCTTCTAAAATATTAGCTTGTTGTTGATTACTAAGATTAGCCATATCTACTTGTAAAAAAGCTTGTGCATTTTGTGCAGATAGTTTAGTTCTAGCATCTAAGTTTGCTAAATCCATTGAAGCTAATCTAGTAGCATCTTGCATAATAGCTTGTTGGTCAGCATTAAAATTACTAAGAGTAGCTGTTTGCATAAACTTACTATCAGCTAAAGCTTTCTGTTGGTCAAAACTAAACTGAGCCATATCAAGATTCGCATTAATCTGAGCATTGGTCATTCCAGTTTGTTGCTCATTTGAAAGCTCTGCAAGTCCTAACTGTTGTGCTAACTGTGCATTTGTTTGAGCAGCAGCCATACGTTTATTAAGATTTGCTAACTCTATCTGATTCTCTGCAGACATGCTTTCGCTATCTGCTTGGTTTCTAGATGTTAAGTTTGCTAATGCTATCTTTTCTTCAGCACCTAGTTTAGCCATCTCTGCTCTTTGTCTTAGTTCAGCATTTTGAGATAAAACAGAAGCAGTAGTTGCTAACTCTTGTAATCTAAATCTATTGGCTTCTGTAAAGTTTGCACTATCTGCAGCAGCTCTTTCTTGCAAGTTTGCAAGTTCCATCTGATTCTCAGCAGACATATTTGCTAAGTCCATTTGTTGTGCTAAATTAACATTAGTCTTTTTAAAGTCTACAAGAACATTAAGATTTGCTAATCTCATTTGTTGTTCATTAGACATTGACTCTCTAGCAGCAGCGTTTAACTCTGATAGATTAGTTAATTCAACTCTAAGTCTAGCATCAAGATTAACTTTTTCCATGTCTTGTTCAAGCTCTGCTTGTCGCATAGTTCTATTAACTTTAGCTTGATACTCTGTTAATCTTCCTTGTTGTTCAGCAGACATGTTTTCTCTTGAAGCTGCATTAAGCTGTTCAAGATTTGCAAGGTCCATTTTAGCACCAACATCTAAATTAGCTAAAGCAGCTTGTTGTCTTTGTGAAGACTCTTGTGAAGCTCTTTGTTGAGCATTTTGAATGTTAGTCATTCTAACTTGTTGCTCTTGTTGAGCTGTAGTTAGAACTGCTTGTTGTTCAAACTCACCCTGCTTTAATACAACTTGTTGTGCCATTTGTGCAGTTTGTGAAGCTGCTGTTTGTTGGTTAGCAAGATTAGTCATTCTTTGTTGCATGACTTGACCGGCTTGTTGTAAGTTTGCTTGTTGTTCGTTACTTAAGTTTTGAGTTGCTCTAGCTTGTAAAGCTGTAGCATTGCTTTGTGCAATTGGTAAAGCACTTTGAATAATAGCATTAAATAAAGCATCTCTTCCAACTGTTGAAGCATTTAAACCTCTTTGAGCCATCATTTGATTAACTGCATCTACAGCAGGTCTAGCCCATACAGGTGTTTTATTATCTTCAATACCTGCAAGTAAGTTTTCCATCTGTGTAGATACTAAAGCTTCTTTTGGAAGTGCTGCTACTGCTGCTATAACATTAACAGGTTCAGTATCTATTTTAGCTTCTACTTCTGCAGGATTTTCTATAACTGCTGCTGTTACTTCTGGAGGTAGTTCACCAACGACAGCTAACATATCTGCTGCTGCAGTTGTACGAGCTGTTCCAGTTACTGCCTGTCTTGATGCAGCTTGAAAAGTTGGTATACCACCTATCTGAGCAGCATCACCTTTAGCAACTCCATCAGAAGTTATACCAGCTCTAGTAGCTGCGTCTTCACTTGGAGCTGTTCCTAATTCTTGTGCTATTTTTGTATTAGCTTCTGCAACTTGTGCAGTTCTTTGTTTAGCTAATTCATATTGAGGTATATTATTTAAATCTACTCCCTCGCCTGTAACATTAGCTAGTACATCTGTTTTTTCTTTTTCAGATATAGTTTGTGCAATTCTTGTAGTAACTTCAGCTTCATCTACAGGAGCAACTTCAACTGCTTCTTTAGGAGCAATGTACGGAACTGTAGAAATAGGTCTAAGACTACCTTTAACTTCTGGTGTTAAAGCTTTTTCTATTTCTTGTCTAGCTATTTCAGCAGCTTGTGTTGGGTCACGTTCTGCAATTTCTTGAACTTTTGCTGTTATTCTATTTTTTAATTCTGGAGTAAACTTTTGTATAGCTGCTTGTACGTCTGCTGGTTGAGTTTTTACAATAGCACTAAAAGTAGCTGCTTCTATTTGTTTATCTACAACACCTTTAACAGCTTTTCCTGTTTCTACATCTTCTAAAGGTTGTTTTTTAATTGTAGCTGCTTCTATTTCTTTAGTAGGTTCAAACTCAACAGTTTTAGCCAATGTTCCTGTTAAAGAAATGTCTTCAACTTCTGCAGTAGGAACATCTGGAATTTTTCCAGCAGCTATTTCTTCTGCAGTTCTACCTGTTTCAACAACTCTAGAACCTCTTTCAGATTCAAACAGTTCTTTTTTTTCTTGCTCAGTTAATTCATCAACTATTGGTGGTGTATCATCTGGCGGTGGTGTATCATCTGGTGGTGGTGTATCATCTGGTGGTGGGTCATCTGGTGGTGGTGTATCATCTGGAGGACCATCATCCGGAATATTTATAATAGCTTCACTTTCATAATTATACAAATCACTCTTTCCACCCGGAGCAAACCCTACTCTTCCACCTTTAGACATATCTAACCTATTAGCAGTAACGTACTTTCCTTGATATTTTTTATTTCTTTTCTTTTGTTGTTTATTTTTTTTCATAGTTATATACTACCTATTTTACTTGACTTCAAAGAGTTTGTCAAGCTTTTCTCCGATTTTATCTATTCTATCCATGAGGATTCCCATGTCATCTTTTAATTCGTTTTTGGTTACATAGTCTTTTGCAATCTCTTCACGAGTCTTGTTTAAAAGTATGTCAAGTCGTTTAGACTCTTCTGTGTTTTGTCTAATGCTGTAAAGCACTGGTGCTAACACCAAAGTTATGAAGATGTTCCAAAACAAGTAAGGTGTTAGTTCCATGATGTGTTTTATCCTATTGTTTTAGTAACGGATGTTGGTGTGATAAGTAATGCGATTTGAGCATCTAAGCCAGACTTTAAATCTGCAACAGCATCACTACCCATACCTGCTTCAACCCAACCTTGTACGTCTGAAGCAGATAAATCTGCAAAAGCTGTAAAGCTTGACAAGTCTGAAGTATCTACAGATTGAGTTCCGTATGATGTAGCAGTCCAGTTGTTACCATCAGCATCCTGATTAGCATCATCTTCTGCTGTTAATCTCCAATGCACGTTATAAACAACGTCTGCTTTACTATCTTTTGTTGGGTATGTATCAACCGTTGACACGTTCCAAGTATATCCAATTGCCATATTATTTCTCCTGTTTTAAATTGCTGCAATAATAAATGCTAGAAGTTCGCTATAACGTACTCCTAGTCTTGTTTGTTCTACTCCATCATCATCAGTCCAAGTGGTTGATATAAACATACCATAATTACCTGCATCTAATCCTTCAGCAGTAAAAGCATCTTGTAAATCTTGAGCTATAATTCCAAAGTGGATTCTAGCATTATCTCCTTTTGAAGCTACAGCAGACTTCCATTTGAACTTTCTTAATAGTCCTTTAGCTGCAACAGCTACTCTAGTTTCTGCATCTGTTAAGTCTTCTATGTCTTGTTTTTCGTTCCTGTCTGAAGTTTGTATAGTTGCATTGGTTGCATAAATGTCATCAAATCTTGCTACCCCAGTACCTAAATCTATAGTATCATCTGTTATTGTACCGTCAACTGTAGTTATTGGTCGTATACTACCTGTGCCATCATGAAATCTTAAACCAACAACACCTGTACCAATAGTTAAATCTCCACCTTTAACACCAATACTTCCTATTGAAATACCACTTTTTTTAAATAAAATAATATCACCATCTGATGTTTTTCTATTCAATAATAAAGGTTGACCACCGTCTCTTGTAATTGCTGTATTACCAGTAGAACTTGTTTCAAAACCTACATTGTTACTAGATGCAGAAGTCTTAGCCACCATAAATACGCCTGATGAGTCTATTCTCATGCGTTCTGATGTAGTACCTGCACTGCTTCTATTAGAAAAAGTAATTAAATTACCATTTGCACCAGAACCATAAGCGATTAACGAAACATTACCACCATATTGGTCAACAGCATTACCACCTAAATAAATTGTACCTCCACTACTTGAGTTATCTGCAAAAGTTGGAGTAGTTGATGGTAAGGTTGTAACTACTCCTGCTGTTATATTTAAACCTTGTGAGCCTGAAGGTGCTGTTGTTCTACTTATTACACTACTAACACCTGATGCAGCACTTGATTGTATAGCCCCTCCGCTAGATATTCTCATGCGTTCTGTTGTTGAACCATTATAAGTTCTAAACGCTAAATCAGTATGACCTGAAGCATTAACTCTTTCTGCAAATATTTGTGCTGATTTAGTAGCATCAGTTGATGTAGTTTTAAATGTTAAAGTAGTTTTACCATTTGTGCCTGTAGAGTTTTCTAAGGTAAGAAGCTCAACTTCACCTGCACCATCAGATTTAACGTGAAGTTTACCTTCGTTTAATGATGTAATTCCAATTCCAACATTACCTGATGCTGTAAGTCTCATTCTTTCTGTTAAAGCTGTTGCAGATGTACTTGCTCTAGTTGAAAAGGCTAAATCTCCTATTGTATTAGTAGCACCATCTGTAACATGACCTTTAATAGCTGCAAAAGGTGTTTTATTTCCAAAGGTAGTACCAAAAGCTACAGCACCACCACTACCTGCTGAGTTTGCAGTAGCTCTTAAATATAAAGTAGCCCCGTGATTTCCTGAGTCTGTAAGGTTTGCTGTGTCTTGGTCAAGACCCTCAATATATGTTTTGTAAGAATTTGTAAATATAGCTGTTCCAATTCCAACCGAGCCTGAGCTATCAATACGCATTCTTTCTTCGTTTGATGTGCTAAATTGGATAGGTGCTGCTTCTTGCGTTAGTAATCCTAAAGTTCCTGTTCCTCTGTGTTGGATAACACTTGTTGTATTAGCTCCACTATTGTTTCTAATAATTCTTAAACCATAATCTGTATAAGTTGCATCGCCTACAAAATCAAGAAAAGCATAGCCACTACCGCTTCTGCCTGTGCCAATTTCAATAAATCTATCTTCTGTAGAAGTTCCTCTTGATAAAATATTTCCTGATACATCAATTGCTTGAGCAGGACTAGTAACTCCTGAAATTCCAACATTGCCTGAAGAATCTATAACAGCACCACTACCAGCACTGCCATAGAAACCAATCTTGTTTCCTGAATCTACAATAGCAATACTTCCAACATCACCAGCTCCACCTGCTCTTTTAAAAGTAACTACGTTGCCATCGTTAGTTCTGTTAAATACTGCTGCTGATATACCATCACCTTGTGCTTGTAGTTTTGCACTAGCTGTACCAAAATGTGATGTTGTCCCTACTAATAATCTGCCTGATGAGTCTATTCTCATGCGTTCTGAGCCACCAGTACTAAAACCTATTGTGTTAGCTGTTGGTCTAAAGAAACCAGTATCACCATCATTTCCGGGCTGTATAGAAGGAGCAGACTCAGAACCATCTCCTGTAGCCCTTAAAACAGATGAAAAATGTATACTACCGCCGACATCTAAAGTAGTAGCTGGAGAAGTTTTATTTATACCAACTCGGTCATTTGTAGAATCTGTAACAATAACATCAGTATCTATTAATAAATCTGTTGCTGTTACTGTACCTGTTACGTTTATTCCTGTTGAGGTTGTTTGTAATTTATTAACATTATCGTAATACAAGTTTACTGCACCATTTGCTACAGCAGTAATCATATTCTCATCAGGGTCGGCATCTACATTTTGTAAATTAATATTAGTGCCTCTAATAAATAAATTACCAGTACCTGTTTCGTCTATAATACTATTATTACCATCATGATAAATCTGTAAATCTGAACCAGTTCCAAAGACTGCTTTATCGCTATCAGCAAACAATATGTCATTGCCATTAGAAGCTAAATCACCACCTAATTGTGGAGTTGTATCTTCAACAACTTCATTAGTTGCAGCAACTGTAGTATCTACATAAGCCTTTACAGACTGCTGTGTAGGTATAAGAGTTGCAGAGTTTGAAGCCATGTTGTCTTCATCAACAAAAGCTGTAGCAGTTATTGTGCCATCGTTAAGGCTACCAAAAGTTAAATCTGTAATTGTTGTAGCAGCTATTGTACCACCTTCAACCTTATCACCGGATATTTGATTGTCTGCTAGTGTTATTGTACCTGCTGAAACGTCTAAAGTTTTACCAGCTCCTACAGTAACATCTGAAGTTGCTATAGTTGCACCATCAATAGTACCACCATCAATGTCTGGAGTATTAACGTCTGGACTTGTAAGTGTTTTATTTGTTAAAGTCTGTGAGCCTGTTAAAGTTGTTACAGTACTATCTATTGCTAAAGTAACTGCATTACCTGTTGCAGAACTATCAAGACCTGTACCACCTGATACAGTTAATGTTTCACTATCTAAGTCAATTGCAATAGTTCCACTGTCTGTTGTAATGTCTAAGTCTTCTGCAGTAATTTGTGTATCTACATAATCTTTAACTGCTGCTGAAGTTGGTAAAGTTGTATCGTTATCGTTAGAACCAATACCTTCTGATTCTAATACAATTGCAGAAGCTTTAAAGTTATCTACTTCAATATTTGATACAGTGTTATTATCAGCATCTATTGTTTTGTTTGTAAGAATTTGTGAGCCTGTAAGAGTAGTAACAGTAGCATCTATATTAACTGTTATAGTATTACCTGAACCTACAGTATCTAAACCAGTCCCACCAGCGATTGTAAGGCTTTCTGAGTCGAGGTCAATGCTTAATGCACCACCTGTATCACCTTGGAAATCTAAGTCCTGTGCAGTCACCTGAGAGTCTACATAAGCTTTTACAGATTGTTGGGTTACTAAAGATGTAGCACTATCAGAACTTAAGTCATCTTCGTCAAGTACTGCTGTAACTGTAGAGCCACTTGCAAGTACTAAGCTATCTATATTAGCTGTGCCATTAATGTAAAGGTCTTTGAACTGTAAAGAACTAGTACCTAAGTCTATGTCATTATCTGTAACAGGTAATAACACACCATCTTGTAATCTAATTTGCTCTACTGTATTAGTAGATACTTGTACATAAAATCCCCATCTATTATTTGTGCTGTCTACAACAATTTTATTAAGAAAATCTAAATCTCCTATTTGAGGTATGTTACCACCTTCTCCTGCACTACCATCATGTCTGTGTCCAGTTGTAGCTTCATTTGTAGCACTATAGCTAAATGCATTTACTAATTGATTATACTCGTTATTAAAAAGTGCTGCAGTAATAGTATCTCCATCTGCAAAAGAACTTTGTCGTGTATATGTCTGTCCCATTTTATATTTCTCCTATTGCCTTCCTGCAGGTCTATAATTTATGTAAATTCCGTTTATAGTGTATGGCGCACGTGTGTCTGAACTAAAAATTCTAAAAAAATTACTGTGTCCACTTCCAGTTAAAGCTTGTCTAACTAATGGTTGTTCAGAAGCTCCAAAAGCTTGTAAGTTAAATTCAGCGGTTCCAAAAAGAGCAGGTTCTGGTACTGCAATTAATTCAATATCTGGTGGTTGTGGTGTTTCGTTACTATCGTAATCAAATCTAATTCTTAAAGTAGGTTGTGCTAATGCTTCAGGTCTTATAGATAATTTTATATAGTCTAAAGTTTTTAAAGTTCCTAAGTCTCCGTAATCATAATCAGGAGATTGATATTCAGCACTTATTGCTGTTTCTACACCTTCTGAATTAAAAGTATTACCTACGTTATGATTATAAATATAACCGTTTCTATCTCCGTGATAAAACTTTTCTTCTCCATCGTAAGCAAATCCTGATGTTATTGCAGGTGCTTGTATTCCTAAAGTTTCTGACCACTCAAATCCATTTGGTTTTAATACACCTATTAAGCCTTTTGAAGTTGATGTAGAATCTGAAGTGTTACTATAAAACATTCTATATTGAGATTTGTTTCTAATAACAACACTACTAAATTCATATATTGCTCCACCTTGAACAATATCATTTATTATTGGTTGAATGTTCTGACTAATAGTTCCTAATTCAACGTCTCCAATTCTTGCTGTACCAGCTACTGTTCTAAATCCATCAGGTGCTAAAAATATTAAATCACCTGCTATCTCTTGTATTGTTTGTCCATCTATACACCCTACGTTTTTTGTAATAGGTGTAACTTGTATAGTAGAACTATTATTTATGTTTTCTAATTTAAATAATGAGTTTCTACAAAAAATAAATAATTCTTTACGAAAACTTTTTAATCCTACAATTTTATCTTCTAGGGTAATACTTCCTGCCCCAGTACCACTAAAGTTATCTATGTCTCCTGTATGACTGTAATAAATAGTTTGAGGTTCTGTAGGATTTCCAGCTACTACTAAATGGTTATCGTGTACTGTACAAAATTTAGCTGTTTTAGTATGGTCAAAAGTTATTTGTTTAGCAAAAAAAGTTCTTGTACTTAATCCACCTGTTCCTGTCATATAAAATAAAAATGGTTTGTTTGCACCACTTTTATCAGTTATAACTAATTCACCATAATCTGTAAGTCCTTCATATACTGTAAACTCACATTGTTCTACTGTTGTTAAAGTTAATTCACTACGTCCATTAAAAGTAGCGTAGTTATCTCCGGAAGCATCTACATTATCTTTATTTATTTGCAACCAGCTTGTTCCATCTACACTAAAATAAACATTGTTACCTACAACTGCAACAACTCCGTCAGCATAAATAGCTAATCCTCTAACTGGATTATTACTATTTGGTCTTACTGAACTTCCAGCACCAAACATAGTATATCCATTAATTCTTCTGTATCCACCTTCTATAGAGACTTCAAAGTTTCTTAACTTTGTAGCTACTCCGGGTGTCTGTAATAAAGCTAACGAGTTTGTAGACTTATCTAATCCACCTGCTAACGATACTGAAAAGGGTTGTCCTGATGCCATTTAGAAGTATGTCCTATCATCTGTCATATACTTAGGAGCTGGATTTATTAAATTACTTTTCATATGTTTTACAGCTTTTTTATAATCATCTAAAGCAAATGCAGATTGTTGTAAATTATTTTTAAATTGATGTACATAGTATCTAGCTTTTGCAGTTATAACATTACTATATTGGTCTGGCATAATAATAGTATCATCATAGTTAGACAACCTTGTAGGTTTTTCAAAAGCATAAAAATGTACGTTATAAACTTTATCTGGTATTGGACTTAATCCAAACTTTCTGTGGTCTGGAGATTTTATAACAAACTGTGGTTCTCCATGGTTTTGAGTATCTGCATCGTCTGCATTCTCATTGTCTCTATAATATCTTTTCCAATCTGCAAGAGTGAGAAACTTTAATCCTTTAGAGACATAAGGAGTTGTTTCTCCACTTACGTTAATAGTGGTCAAATAAAAATCATCCCAATCTATTGATGCATAGTCTGTAGTAATACTAGAACTACCATCTTTTAAAGTGTACCATCTTGTTCCTGCAACTGTAGCAACTGAAACATTTCCATAAAAAGGGTCAGTAGCTCCGCTTGTACCTGCAGCAAAGAAAGGTAATTGTGGTTCTTCATTAGCTATATCAAATGTAGCTTTATTAATAGCGTCTTTTACAAATGCTTGTATTCCTATTGCAGCATCAAAATTAGCAGAAGTTAAAATAACTTCGTTGAGTTCTCTTAATACTTCGTTAGTTATGTCAAGATATGTAGTAGCCATTATTTTTTCCTAGCTTTTTCTTTTGCCTTTTTACTTAAATCTTTAAAGTGAACTAAAGGCTTACTTGTTTTTGTATGTGTTTTATTAGTGTGTAATTTACCGTTAGGCATTTTATGAGAAGAACCTTTCCAAACAGTTCCATCTTTTAAATAGTGTTTTACGCCTTTCATAATTAATTAGCTTTAGCTTTTGGTGTTCCTTTATATACAGGCTGACATCCATCCATCTTAACGTCTCCACCATATGCATATGTAGCACGTCCACCCATTCCTTTTTTCTTTCTCATCATTTCAGCGTATCCACCACCCATCTTTTTCATTCTTTTATCTTTACCGTACATATTTTCTCCTTGAATTTAAAAAGTGGAGGGTCAATTAAGACCCCCCGAGTTTGACAATTAGTCAATTACATAGAATGCACTACATAAAGCATCATCTCTAAGTACTTTCGCACCATAGACATGTAAGCCTCTTACTATATCACCAAATGATGATGGG